TATTTTTTTTTTAGAATTACTTGTATTTATTTTTTTTATACAAGTTGAATTAATAGGATCTTTAAAATGTACAGATTTTACTGTTTTAATTATTTTATTTAAATTAATATTATTTAATTTATTAATATATTCTATAATAGGTATTTGTTTATTTATACATAAAATTAATGTTTTAATAAAAATATTTATATCATTTTCTTTATTATAATCACCAAAAGAAATACGTATAGTACCCCTTTTAATATCATTAGTTGCATTTAAACTTTGTATAACATGTGAAGATTCTTTACTTGTAGTAGAACATGCAGAACCAATGGCAATAATAATACCATATTTTTCTAATTCCTTTTTTAAAATAATATTACAAAAGGTTTTTTTATGCGATACAATAGATAATAATATAGTATTTGGTACATAATTTTCCGTATGTTCTCTATATGGTCCATATAATACTACTAATATATCATATTTATTTTTATAGTCATTTATTTTATCCAAGTATTTATCTAAATATGTCATTGTTAAATATGTATTTAGTTTATTAATAAAATTATTACGTAATTGTAATAATTTTTTATTTTTTTCAATCCTATTTTCAAAATTTACTTGCATACCACGAATAGCACCTGCAATATGTGGAACTGATTCAGTTCCACCCCTTAATCCATTTTGTTGTGTACCATTAATAATACTTTTTAATTCATATCCATTAATTAAATCATTATTTATAATAATCATACCAATACCAGTTGGTGCATATAATTTATGAAATGAAATTGAAATTGCATCTATATTATTATCCTTTAAGTTAATTTTTTTTTTACCAAATATCTGAACGGCATCAGTATGCATTGGAATTTTATTTTTATGTGCAATTTCACCTATTTCTTTAATATTATTAATAGAACCAATTTCATTATTAGAATACATTATACTAATTAAACAAGTATTTTTTTTTATTGCCTTTTTAACTTCATTAGCTTCAATTATACCGAATTTATTTGGTTTAATTTTAGTTAATTCAATACAATTATAATTTAATAAACTTTCGCAACAATTTATAATTGAATTATGTTCAATTTCAGATATTATTACATGTGGTGTTAAATTTGTTAATCTTTTATAAGAAACAGTAGTTGAACGAATAATAAAACTATTTGATTCAGATCCACCACTAGTAAAAATAACTGTATATTGTTTTTTAGTAACACCACAATGATTTAATATATATTGTTTACCATTATTAATTAATTCATTTGCTTGTTTTGATAAAATATTATTAGTAGATGGATTACCATACATACCTAACCATTTAGTCATTTCTTTAATTGATTCATTACTTGCTCTTGTAGTACCATTATTATCTAAATAAATTATATTTTTTTGCATATTTTAATAATATACATATACTATATAAAAAAAAATATTTTTTTACTTTTTTATAATATAATATATTTAATCAGATGAATTAAATGTACTATATTTGGTATTATCAGTATTTTCAGTAATACTAATATATTCTTCATTATTATCATTTTTATTAAGAAAGATATTAATTAAATAATTATATAACATATTTAAATATGATTTTTTAATATTTTGTTTATTATCAATATCATTTTTTAAACCATTAATATCATTTTTTAAACAGTTAATATCATTTTTTAAACCATTAATATCATTTTTTAAACAGTTAATATCATTTTTAATATATGATTTGAATTTATTTTGTTCATTTTTAATATTATTAATTGCAATTAATATTATAGAAATGTAATATGATAAACTATTTTTATTATCATCATGTGGTGCATAATTAATTAATAATGGTATTTCTTCTAATATTTTATTTTTAATAAGATTAATGTGTTTTTGATTAGTTTCAATTTGTTCATTGTTTTTATCTATTTTTGATAAAAGTTCATTAACATGTTCTTGTAAACTATCAAATTTTTTTGAATTAAAAACCATATTTTTTTTTATTTTTTATTTAATATATTTATTAATAGTATTAACATTTAAATAATAATAATATTTTTTATATAAATATAATTATATATAGTATAATTATATTTATAAAAAATGAGTTTAAATAAATTACAAAAATATCTTAATTTACCAATTGATAAGATTGAAAAACTTACTTCATTAGATATTTCTAATAGTGAAATTGAAGTTATTCCAAAAACTTTAACAAAACTAGTTAAATTAAATTGTGCTAATTCTAAAGTTACACGATTACCTAGTGATTTAGAGAATTTAAAAGAATTAAATTGTGATTCTACTGATATTACAACCATACCTAAAAATTATACAAAATTAACTAAATTAGTTTGTTCTAATAATAAATATATTAATAAAATACCATCATCATTAGATAAATTACAATATTTAGATTGTAATAATGTAGAAAGTATTGTAAAATTACCTAATACATTTGATAAATTAACTTATTTAAACATATCAAAAACAAATATACCAAAGTTAAATCCTAATTATTTTCCTAAGCTAACTTCATTATTAATTGCAGGTACACCTTTTGATAAAATATCTAAACATTTTTCTAAATTAGAAGAATTAGATATTAGTGATACAGATATTATTAGATTACCAAAAGAATTTAATAAATTAAAAAAATTAAATATTTCAAATACAGATATTAATAAAGTTAATAAAGATTATATCAATCTAACTCATCTTAATGTATCAAAAACACCAGTATCTACAATTTCTAAGGATTTTATTAAATTACAAGATTTAGATATCAGTAATACAGATATTAATAGAATTCCAAAAGAATTTACAAATTTAAAAAGATTAAATATTTCAAAATCACAAGTAAGTAAAATTAATAAAGAATTTAAAAATATTGAATATATTAATATTACAGATACATCTATTGATAAATTATCTAAAAATTTTGAAAAATTAAATACAATTAATAATAAAAAAGATTTTGATGTATCAAATATGAAATTAAATGATATTTATAAAGCTAATATTCTATAAAAAAATTGATTTTAATTTATGTATTATTATACTACAAACAATATTATAAAACAAGCATTATGAGTTATCAACAAACAACTAATGAAATGTTATTTGGTTATAGACCAAGTAATGAAAATAATTTAACATATCTTATCATTAATAATCATTTTGAATGTTCAATTTGTGAAAAAAAGAATGAAATGTATTTTACACAAACCGAAATTCATTGTAAACAATGTTATACTTATCTTAATGATAAATCTAAACATTGTGTACATGGAAAAAACAAGTTAATGTGTTTTGAATGTTCCGGACCTAAAGAATAGAAATTTATATTTTTTTTATATTATCTATCCAGCCCCAACAAATAACACTAATTCTTCCATCTTGTTTAACCTCTGGTTCTTGTAAAATACCATGTCTCCATAATTCATTAGTATCATTACAAAATGCATAACAAGTACCATCTGGTTGTGGTATACTAATTTTAGTTTTATCTTTTGTATCTCTTTCAAAAGATGCTTCACGAGTAGCTCCAAAACTAATTGCCAAAGTAAAATTTTGAACTTTTGCAATATGTGGCTTAATGGCAGCAGCATCAAAGTGAAAAGGCTTGAAATGACTTGTATCTTTATACCAATTAAACCTTGTAGAATTATCTGGGATTTTCATATTAAAATATTCTTTAACTCTATCGATAATCATAGAAAATGTAGGACAATTAATTTTCCAATTTAATTTATCATCGGCAATTAAATGTGAGTCTCCATGCCATAGTTTTAATAATGTATCTTCATGGATTCCACATGTTTCTATCTCATTAACTAAATTATAATAAATTTCTAAAGGTGCATAATCAGAAAATAAATTATTAATAATTACAACATCTTTAGATGTTAATTGTTCATTAAAATATTGTTTATTATAAGAATCATGGATAATTAATCTCATATCAACATCATTTTTATTAATTGGTTTAAATGTTTCTGTATTTTTTACATGATTTTTCTTTTTTTGTGGCTTAGAATTAACAACATGTTTAAATTTACATTCTTCATTAAATTTACATTTATTAAATTTCCAAAAATGAGAACATATACCATCTTCATGTAAAAATTTACAATTATCTCGTGTGCATCTTTTATTTATATAATCATTACAATAAGACATTTTTATTTTTTATATATTATTTATTTAATTTATATTCAAATTAAAAAAAAATTATTAATATTATTATAAATATTGAATATCGTAGTATTTATATTTTATATCAAAATTATTTGACCATAAATAACCAGCATATTTTTTAGATTTATCTAAATAATTAGGTATTGTTTTTCTATTAACTAATTTATTTCCATTTTTATGTTTAAGAATTCTACTTATTTGAGTTAAACCATTTGATTTATATATTGTCTTATTTTCGATATCAATTGCATAAATGAAAGTTTGTTTATTTAATAATTTTTCTTTCATTTTTTCATAATCAATTTCTAAGATTTCTATAATCTTTTTTTCAATTTCTGTTAAATCTTTATTTAAATCTAATTTATTTTCTTTATTTGGTGATAAAATACTATAAATATTATTTTCTATACTACATAGCCATCTTTTTTCTCTAATATTATTTCTAATTAATTGATAATTAATAGTTGGATTTTGTTTTTTTATATCATCAAAATTATTATATACTGTATTAAATATCATTGTTTTACTATTATATGAATATATTTTAATACCATCTAATATATTGTTCTTTTTACATAAACTACATGATTTAATTCTATTCATATGATCTAATGTCATATATAGTTTATGTTTAAATAAAGTTTGACATTCAAATTCTTCTTGAATAGTTGATGAACCACTATATTCATTAACTAATTGTATATTATAATTAGTTAATTTTTCATTAATTATAGTTTTATTTAATTTACTTATATTTTTTATATTTGCAAATTTGTCATCTTCTTCTTTATATTTTATATTAAATTTTTCTTCAATATATTTTTCTATATTTTGTATTTTTATATCATCTAAATCTATTAATTTTAAATCTTTATATAAATAATAATATTCTAATAATATTTTATTAATTCTTTTATTATTCAATTCTTCAAATTCTTCAAATTCTTTCATTATTTTTTCCAAATATTGATAATGAATACAATACATTTCATTCATTTTATTTCCATTTTTATCAATATATTGAAAATTTTCTAATCTATTAAATATTAATTGTTCTATTACTTTTGAGTTATTACATTTCATAATAAATATATAACTAAACTCATCATCCTTTATCCTACCCATTTGATAACTTTTAATTCTATCAATAAAACTTTTAGTTTTTCCAATTTTAAATATATTTTTTTCTGCATAATTTTTTGATGTTGCTATATAAATATATTCATTTAATGATAATAATCTTTCATTAAATAGCATTTTTACTTGATTATTATTTTTTTCTTTTTCTTCTTCTAATTTAAATTCTAATTGTTTTAATTGATATTGATTTTGATATTCTAAATAAAATTTAAATATCTTTTCAAGTTCAATATAATATTCTCTTACTTTATCTGCTTTTTCTGTTCTTATTAACATTAAAGTATATTTAAAACAATCTGGTGATACAATTAAATGTTTTGTCTTATTATGTGTATTTATTTCTTTATTTTCCAAATGCTCCAAAGAGCATTTGGAACTTTCATGAAATTCTTTATTATTTATTAATTTATAATCAATATCTTCTTTAAATTTTTCTTTTAATATATTTATATATCTTCTTTTACTTGCATTAATATCAGTTTCAGAATAACCCATCCAAATTAACATATCATTATCAATATATAACCATTTATCATTTTCAATATTATAATAAAATTTATCAAATATTAAAATATTATAGTTATACCCAATAATATTTAATAATTCTTTTACATCTAATAATTTATCATTTTCTTTAATTATATCAGTTAATTTATCTTTATTTAATTTTATTAAACTTATTATATTTTCTATTTTATTTATATAATAATATATAACTTATATTTAATTCTAATTTCAAAAAAAAATAATTTATAACTTTATATTTTTTTTGTTTATTTGTACTAATTTAGGTAGTGTATCGCATGATAGCACTTCCGTCACTGATAAGTAAGAAATTGATAGCAGCGGCGTTGACAACAAGGTCAGCAGTTAAAGTAGACGTAATGTAACTTGAAGCATACTTAAAGTAGAATTCACGAGCTCGCGAAACATTGATATGTCCACTTGGTTGGTACGATCCTGGATAAAGGTTAAACGTGATCATAAATAAACCTGGGTCAGTAGGCGTGACGATGTTCCATCCACCATAAGCATATGGAATATAACTGTTGAAGAATTGAGCAGGTAAGTTGTTGTAAAGTTGGATACCATGAGCTTCAACAGAGATAGTAGAAACGTGGTTAACTTCAGTCTTAAGATTGTATGGAGCAACAATACCAGCGGTTGCACCAGCAGCAGTGTAAGTATTAGATACTTGTGAGAAACGATGCCAATCTTCCATAGCAGCATCAATAACTGAAATATTTCCAGCAGCTCCGGAACTAGTGACATTAGCATTAGATACAAGATTTGCAGTTGGTCGAAGACCACAGTAGATAGTTTCAATTGGCCACTTAAGTTGTTGTAATAGAATTTGGTCAGCAGATTTGTTAACATTGGTAATTTGTCGACGATGAACACGGACAAGACTGAAACCAATACGTTTAATAAAGATATCATGGATATCTGGTTGTACGAAAATATTATTAATATATAATTCACAAACAGAAATAGCAGGAGTCGTAACGACTGGGGCGGAACCACCAGCAGTGGAACCTGGGTTAACAATAGCTCGTAAAAGTTGTTCCTTGGTTGCAAGATCTACCTTAATGTATCGTTGACCATATGGAATAGCAACGGAAGGGATAGATAGAGATGGGTCGGTATTAAACCAAAATAGAAGAGGAACAAATAATTCAAGATCAGAATGTTCAGCTTTGTACGTTTGGTGTCCATCAAGGATACCAATAGTACCACGACTAGCCGTTGGAACTGTAGTAACAGCAGTATCACCATACGATAAATATGCTTGTTTTTCAACTTCTTGTCCCATGTTTTTTGCCCAACCAGCCATCTTATCTGCACCAACACGGAATTGACGATGCATGTTATAAGTATCACTAAAGTAATCATCTAAAGGATTTCCGTTAACATCGAAAGATACACGTTGGCAGATACGTTCACCTGGCCAGTCACACCATCTATAAATAGCAACATCACTATCATTAGTACCAGCGGTGGTAATAGAAGCAGTTGGTGCAGTAAGAACCATATGAAGTACCATATCGTTGAAGAAATCACCGAATTGTGGAATACTGAATTGAAGTTGACTTCCTAAAGTAGCGTTACTTAGAGAAACCTTATTGTATTCATAAGCCATAGCAGCGAATGGCTTGAAATGTGCATTCATGAAAAGAACATGTGTTTTTTCAATGTCAGCAAGTGTTGGATTTTCATCTTCCATGCCCTTTCGAGATTTCTTAATCTCAGCAAGTCGAGCACTTAAGTAATCGGTTGCCATAAGAAGCTTATCTTGCTTCCCATCATTTGTAATAAGTTGAAATATACCCCCTGTGCTCATTTGTGTCTGATGTTATACTAAATAAAATAATAGAATTAATAATATATATATATTATAATAAATAAATATTTGAGAAAAAAAAATAAATAATTAAAATTAAACTTTATATATTTATCTATAATTTTTCTTTTTATTATATATTTTTAAATATATTATATTTATAGTAATTAATTATTTTATTTTTCATAATTCAAATTTACAACTATGTATAAAATCACATTTATCAATACAATTACAGTTATAATACATATATAATAATTCAATGTAATTTATATCAGACTTATCTTTATACTTATTTATTAAATCCAATAATTGTTTTAATTTAGTATTAATTTTTGTATAATTTCTTTTTGTATTAACATAGAAAAGATCAGGATTAAATCTTATAAATAATGTAGGTAACCCATTAGATAAATATATATTATTCATTCTGATAAATTCACATTCTTTAGTATATTGTTTATGCTGATCTTCATCACACTCCACCACAATAAAATGTGTATTACAATCAATTAGAAAATCTGGAAAATATTTTCCACATTCTTTTTGTGTAGATTTATTATATATAAAATTAATATTGTTTTCAGTTAAAAAATCATATACAACTTTTTCTTTTTTCTTTTGCCTCGCATCTGGATCACAATATGAACATAGTTTTGATCTTCTCATTTCGAATAATCCACAATTTTCACAATTTTTAGAATTATAATTAAACATTTTTTCTTTTTTATGGGTTACACAATAGATTTTTTTATCATCTTTTGTACCAAAACAAGCTTCAATAGTACAATCTTCAAATTGACAAATTTTTACTTTATTTGATACCATATTTTCTTTTTTATGTTCATTACAATATAGAGGACCTTTTACATTTTTAAAATTATAAGAAGCATAATTTATACATTCATCTTCAATACATATTTTTTTACTCTTATCAACCATATTTTCTTCTTTATGGTCTAGACAATACAAAGCACCTTTTTTATCAATAAAATTATATCTAGCTCTTTTATCACAATCTTTACATTCTTGTATTTTTGCTTTTGAACCGGTTGGTTTATGTTCTTTGCAATATTGTTTATTATCATGAATAAAACTTGGAATAGTAGTACAATTATCATAATTACATTCTTTATCTTTATTTAATTTTTCCATATTATTTGATTTATGAATATTACAATATTGTTTAATATGTTCTTCACCATATGTAGCAATAGATATACAATCTAATCCATCTTCATAAATAAATTCACATAATTTATTAACACAATTTCTATATTGATTTTCTTGATTTCCATAATTACTATCTGGAATACATTTTTTACAATATAAAGGAGATTTATCTTTTAAACCATATGTAGCTGATTTATTAAGACAAGTTACACACTTTTTTACCATTTTTGTTTTTAATTATTATTATTATATTTTATAAATTTAAATCAATTTTTTAACAAAAAAAAATAATAATTAAATCTTAATAATTTATTTTTATATTAGTTTTTCTATATTGAATTATTTGAGTAGTATATTAATTATTTGAACATTCTAAATTTTATTTATATATAAAAAATTATAATTGAAACTCTTTATTATACTATGAATATTTTTAATTGATCGAATGATTACAAAACTTTATTTTTATTAATATTTAATATTATTATTTTTTTATTATAAACAACATACATATTTTTTTCTTTTTTTATTATAAACCTACCTACTATTGTGTTTTACAAAAATTAAATAAATAAAATAATATAATATTACTATATTAATGGCCTATTAATATAGTAATAAAGGGCCCTTTCTATATTATTTTAAGTAATATATTATATATTATAATATATTCATTCATTACTATGCCTAGTGCGTTTCACTAATATTAATATATTATATATTAATATTAATTAATAGTTTAACGTCATATCAGGACGGATATATTATATATATATATATATATATATATAATATTTAAATTAAATTAAATTAAATATTATAAAATAAAAAAAATAAATAATTAATTACATTTATATTTTAAATGTTGATATAAATTTGTTAAATATGTGTATTTTTATTTTTTTCTTCTTCAATCTGTTTATCTTTTTCTTCTAATAATAATTCCTTATATTGATTTTGATATTCTAAATAAAATTTAAATATCTTTTCAAGTTCAATATAATATTTTTTAATTTCTTTTGATTTTTTAGTACCAACATGCATACATAATTCTTTAAAATAATCAGGATAAACTGTTATATAATGTTTATTATGTAATCCACGTTTTTCTTCATCATTATTTTTTGCAGCTTTATGAGCGAAGCAAAAATTATTAATATCAAAATCATTATTATTTAATATTTTATAATCTTCATTCTCTTTAAAATATTTATTTAAAAATTGTGTAATTTGTTGTTTTCCAATTCTTATATCTTTATATTCCATCCACAATATTATTTCATTATCAATATAAATCCAAATATCATCTTTAATATGATTCCAAAATTTATCTACGTATAAATTATCTATATTATAATTAGCTTTTAATAATAATTCTTTAACTGTTAGTAAATTATTATTTTCTTTAATTATATCTAATATTTATATTTTTTAATTTTATTGTATTCATATTTTTTATATTTTTTTTTGTGTTAATAATTATATTAATAATATATAAATAAAAAATTATATAATACATTAATTTTATATAAATATTGAATATTTGTATTTACGGAATAATGATACATATAACTTATAATATATCATTACGATTGGTTGGTTTATATGGTATAAAGTCATTTTTGAACTGATTACAAATCAATTTCCAATTTTTATCGTTATCAATTAAGGTTTTATTACCCTGAAGATGTATACAACACAGTATGTTTTTTCTACGTTTAGGGTCTGTAATAACGTTTTCAAGAATTTTGAATAAAATATAAGGATAATATATGCAGTTAAGTTTTGATTTAGGTTTAATAGTATTATATGTTTTTACAGACTTATCAAAATAATTAAATAATAAATTTAATTCAGAATGTGTTAACTGTGGTGGTGTAATACCAGTTATATATTTTCTAATTAAAGGTATATGATCATTATAAATAGATAATTTAGTTTCTTTTAAATATTTTCTAAATTGTTCTACTGTAATATTTTTTTTATTTTTAATACCATCTCTTAAAATACATTTTTCTATTAATTCAATATTTTTTGTATCTATAGTTGTATTTTCTTTTGCTTGAATTCTATCTATCCAATACTTACAATGTCTAGATGGTATATAACTACCATGTTTATATCTATTACCTTCTTGATTATAAAATTGGCTATCTTCAAATATAGTACCTAATAATGTAACAATATTACCACAGTCTATACATATTAATTCACTAGTATTTGACCTAACTATCATTTTTGAACCACAAATACAAATATCATAATTAATTTTATCAATATCATAATCTATAATAGTTTTTTGATATTTATTTAATAATTGTTTAATATTACTAATAATTTGTTTATCAATAATAGATTCATAATCATTATATATATATAAACTAATAAATTCTGATATATAAGAATGATAATTATCTAATTGCCCATAAATATCATGTGTAGAAATAAAATTATTAAATTGATTAAAAATATATTTATATAATTTATTAAAATTAATAATATTATTATTTTTATTATTAATAATATCAGTTACTTTATATAAATTAGAAATATTTAATTGTTGTAATAATTCTTCAATATGTTTATTTAATTTATTATTATTATTTTTTATATTATTAATACTAATATGATTTTTTTTTAAATAATAATAATTAGTAATATGATATATAATGTTATTTTCATATATGTTAATAAATTGTTTAAACTGTTTAAATTTATGTAATAAAAGTAATAAGTTTTTATGAATATATAAATATTTTAAAAATATATAATATTCATTATTTTTATTAGTATAATTTTTAAATTCAATTAAATTTATTTTATTATTTATATTAAATATTACATCATTAAAATTATTAATATTATTATTAGTATAACAAGTTGACAATGTAATAATTATATCATTATATAGATGTTTATCTATTATAGGTATAATAGTGTTAAATAAATAATCATTAATTAGATTTATATTATATATTTTTTCATCAATATTATTTATTAAATGTTCTAGATTTCCCATAATATTATAAAAAAAATATTAATATATTATTTATTTAAACTTTATATAATTATATTAAATATATATTTAATATATAAATTATATATTAAATATAAAATTTATTAATACATATAGTATTTATATATATTAAGAATAATAATAAAAATAAAGTTATAATGAGTTTAAATGTTACATTAGAAGAAAAAATTAAAAAAAAAACAGAATTAGAAAATTTTAAAGATAATATTTTAGATTATCTTGCAGAAATTGAACAAAACCCAGATAAGATAGATGACTTAACTGATGAACAAATTATTGAATTACATAAATTAAAAAATCCATATGGAACAACTATTGATGGTGATCAACAATATGTATGTTTTTCATATACTAATTTAAGAGAAAAGTATTTAGATAAATTAATTACAACAGCTATGATTGGTTTTTTATTTAGAGCATGTGATGAATATATTATTGATGATGATGAATTAGAATGTGAAATTAATGAAAATGATTTTAAAGAAGAATTACCAAATCCAGATAGTTTAGATACTAAATTTGTAAATATTAAAAAAAATGAACTTTATATAAAAAACAAATATAATTTTATTAGAGAACATAAATCAAAATTATATGATGATATTGAAAATAAATATAGTGCATTAAACTTATATAATAAAGATATTAAGGAATTAACTAATGTAGAAAAGGATGAATTTATTCAGAATAAGAATGACTATATTATCCAATATGAATTATCATTAGATGAAGAAATTTTAATAAATAATTTAGTAAAAGAGCAAATGGATGAATTATTAAAACCAACAAGTATTATTAATAAAGAAAAGCTATTGGAATATAAAAATTCAAAAATTAAAGAACAGTCTGAATATGAACAAAAAATTATTAATAGATATTTAAATAGATTATTTAAATATAATCCAGATATCGATGTTAAATCTGCACATAATTCTAAGGAAGCATCAAAAGATAAAAATAGAGAACCATTAAAACCATGTATGAATGATAATACTACAAAAATGGATGAAAAAACATTATATGATACAAAAGTACCATCTAAAGATATTTATTATAAATTTAATATGTATAAAGAAGTTAATTATGAAACATTACGTAAAAGTGTATATAATATTTATGGATTACTACCAGATTTAGAAATTGCATTTAATATTTATGAAAAATTTGATACAATTGAAAAAGCTAATGATTATGTTGAAAAATATAAAGATAAAGTTATTACAGATATTAAAACAATTACAACTAATAAATGGGTATTTGCTGGTCCATTTAAGGAAAATAGAGATAGAATCTCATTTTATAATGAAAATACAGTAATTTTAGAAAATATTATGAAACAGATGGAAGATGATGCTAAATTAGGTGGTATATTAATTAAAGATAAAGTTAAAAAGAAGAAAATTAAAAATGTGAAAGAAGTTGGTCCAGATCATCCTAACTTTTTACAATATAAGAAAGAATTTACATCAAAACTAGATATCCAAGGTAATAATTTTAATGATGAAGATATCGAAGACAAGCCAATTCATATTGTTGAAGAAATTGAAGTGGATGAAGATGGGAATCAAGTAGATGAAGATGGTTGCCCAATAAATGCATTAGAAGTTGGTGTAATTAATGTTAATGCAGCACAGGGTACTGTAAAAACATCAAAATTTTATACAAAGGCACATAAGCCAAATGAAAATACAATTAATTAAAAATAAAAAAAATAATATTTTTTTTTATTTAAATTTATAATTATATATAACATATATAATTTTATATAATGGAAGAAATTCCTATTATAAATATAAATAAAGTTTTAAAAAATAAATATAATAAAAATGATTGCAATAAATTAATTGAATCATTAAGAAAATATGGTATTTTAATTATTAAAGATTCTAAAGTTAATAAAAATGATAATGAAAAATTTTTAAATATTATGGAAACTTATTATGAGAATACTGATTTTATTACAGATACTAGACCTGAATATAATTATCAAGTTGGTGTTACTCCTGAATTTACTGAATTACCAAGAAACCATTGTAATAAAGTTGACTTATTAGATAATGAAAATAAACCAGCGACATTATGTCCACCAGAATTAGATATTAAAAGTAGATATTTATGGAGAATAGGTAATAGACCAAATATTACTAATTTTCCTGATCTAAATTCTGAACAGGTTATACCAAATAATTTAATTAATTGGGAAAATATAATGGATAATTGGGGAAATAAAATGCTAAATACTATTAAAGATATAGTATATATTATGGAAATTGGTTTAAATTTAAAATATAATACATTAAGTAAATTATTACATAATGGCCCACATTTATTAGCACCTACTGGTAGTAATTTTAATAAATATAATAAATTAAATACAGTATTAGCTGGTTATCATTATGATATAAGTTTATTGACAATCCATGGAAAATCTAGATTTCCTGGATTATATATATGGTTAAATAATGGTAAAAAATTATTGGTACAAATCCCAGATGGATGTTTATTAGTACAGGCTGGTAAAACATTAGAATATTTAACAGGAGGGTATATACAAGCAGGATTTCATGAAGTTATTATATGTAAAGAAACTATAGATAAAATAAAAGAAAAAAAAGAAAAAAAAGAAAGTTTATGGCGGGTATCATCTACATTATTTTCACATATTGCATCTGATGTAATTATAGAACCATTAAAACAATTTAGAACTGATAATAATATTGAAATATATAAACCAATGTATTCTGGTAATTTTATAAAAGATGAATTAAAAAAAATAAAATTAAGTAAATAATATCTATAATATTATTTTAATTTTTTAAATATTTTTTTATAATTTTTAATGTATTTTTTAGCATTGTTAAAAATCTTATATCATTATTAATAATATATATATAATCAATTGGT